CACAGACAAACCAAACCTCATTAGTTTCCTCAGTGGTAAGTCATACGGCGAACCTAGCCCAGAGACGCCCACAGCAGAACCAGTGGTTCACCAAAGCAAAACCATGAGGCCGCATCCGTGGCAGTCAGTCAGACACATGGCAGAGCAAGCGTCACTCAAAGATTTGGGTGTTGTCTTGGCGGTCATCATGAACCGCATGGATGAACTAGCCGACAAGGAGGCCACATCATGAAACTCTACAGCGTCATTCGCAACTATTGGTGTACGGACTTCTATGAGGTCCGTGCAGCATCCAAAGCCGAAGCCCTGAAGTTGGCCAAGCGCGGCGAAGGTTTCATCAAGACCAAACACGCAGACGTTGATGAATCTGTAGATGTCACAGAGATAGAAGAGGTCACAGTATGATTACCTTTACTGCCTTCATGGAACAGGAAGCGGAACGCTTGTGGCGTGGGGACCACAAACGCCGCTCCATCACCAAGGGCGAGAAGTTCGCTGCCTTCGCTGACCACAGCACACGGCACATAGGCGACTTCAAGCCCTCCGACATCCACGCCTTCTTTGACAGCCTTACAGCCAAAGGACTGAGCGACAACACAGTGAACCATTATGCAGCCATGCTGACTAAGGTTTTCAAGCAAGCGGTGAAGGAGGAGGTAATCACCCACGCACCACAGTTTACATGGAAGACACTTGAGGATACACAACGTCCACTCTACTTCACCAAAACACAATTACAGCGTGTAGAGGCTTGGTTCAGGGGTTCCAGTGAACCTTGGGTTGAGCATTTTGTGGTCATTGGTCACCAAACTGGCATGAGGATCGGGGAGATATGCCAGATAGCCCCTCACAGCATCACTGAGGACGAGAACGGCGACATATGGGTTCACCTAGCCAAAACTAAGAACGGCACTGAGAGATTCGTTCCAGTGAATCCTAGGGCATACTCTGCTTTGGAGGCACTAGGCTTCGATTGCCGTGGCTACTTCGAACACACTCGTTTCTACCGTGCTTGGGGTGCCATGCGTAAAGACATCCTCGGTAACGATAGCCGCTACGTGTTCCATACGTTGAGACACACAGCCGCGACAGTCATGGCAAATGACCTCAAGGCTAACACAGCGGTCATAGGAATGCTCTTGGGTCACAAGAGCGAGAAGACGACACGCAAGTACATCAAAGCAAAGCCTAGCGCACTACAAGCAATAGCCGCGCAAATGGCAGGGTAAGCAATCTAAGACACAGCACTACGATGGGGATTTGAGGCAGGTTGAGCAGTTGAAAAATACTTCTGTCCCCCTATCGAAGGACAACAGGAAATCTATCAAATGAAAACCACTATAGATACTAAGGATACTAATGCCGCCTATGAGCGGACTATGAGGGAACAAGGGAAGGACAAGTGGGAACAAAAGCATTCAGAGCAGACTGAAGCGACTGAAAGCCCCCACCACTTCAACAAACTTAAAGAAGCATTACCAAAGGTAGCTGAAGGGATACATAAGTCACTAAAGACAGCTAAAGCCACTAAAGGCCGTTTACCTATGTGGGTAGAGGAGTTGTCACAGGTAGACCCAAGTACTTTAGCCTACATAGGTCTTTTGTGTTCCTTTAATGGGGTGTTGAAGACGGAGTCCGTCACTCAAGTCACCCAAAAGATTGGGGAACTTGTGGAGAAAGAGTTACTCAAGCATGACCTAATGTTGGACGACAAGGACAAGCACCTTGCAGCCGTAAAGCAAGCCGAAGAACTTGGACTTGAGAGACCTAAGCCGCTTAACACAAACAAGCGACTGGTAGACCAAGTCACAGAGGCGCACACTAGCCCTGCTTACAGACTTAAAGCCCTTCGGATTATCGCAGAGAAGAACGGTATGCGGTCTTTGAACTTTGGCATAGCCAAGACACGTGTAGAACGTCAGGAACTAAAGGAACGCAGAGCCAAACTAGCGGCACCTGTGTTGTCTAATGTTCTTGAGTTCTCTGATGTGTTCGACAAGACGCTAATAGTCGAAGGCAAGAACAACACTAGCCTTAAGTTGACCTTTACCGACGAAGCACAAGAGCAACTAGAGAAATCTGAAAGATACCTTTCTTGGATGGCACCTATCTATAAGCCTATGCTTGCGGAGCCTAAGCCTTGGACAGACTTTGACACAGGGTGCTACCACGATGACTTCCTAGCCTCCTCAGTCAAATTGGTCAGAGGGTCCACAGTGGAACAGGAAGCCGCCATACGCTACGCTTTCACTCAAGGCACCCCTACCTACGTCAAGGCAGTTAACGCACTTCAATCGACTCCTCTGGCGATCAATGGGCAGGTTTTGGAGGCAGTCCAATGGTGTTGGGATAAACAAAAGCAGTTCGGTAAGTTTCCCACAGCAAAGTTACCAGAGAGACCACGGATGCCAGAGAATTGGCAAGAGTTAAACCGAGAGGTCGTTGCGGAAATCAAAGCAGACATAAGGAGACACCACAAACTAGAGTCACAGGTAAAAGGTGCAGCCGAGGTCATGCGTCAGGACTTACAGACAGCGCATGAACTATCGGTTCACGACAAGTTCTTTTTGCCAGTCTATATGGACTTCCGTGCTAGGTTATATTTCGTCCCCACCTTTAACTACCACAGAGATGACCACATCAAGGCACTCTTCACGTTCTATAGAGGCTACAAAGTCGAAGGTAATAACGCCTTTTGGCTCAAGGTGCATCTAGCCAACGTAGGTGACTTTGACAAAGTGTCTAAGAGTCCACTTAATGACCGTGTGCAGTGGGTCGAAGATAATCAGGAGTGGTTGTTGCAAGTCGCTGCGGACTTCAAGTCAACTTTTGATCTGTGGTCTAAGGCTGACAAACCGTTCCAGTTTCTTGCGGCTATCTTTGATTACGCAAGACTTGTGGAACAAGGGAAAGACTTCGTGTCCTACGTCCCCATCAGCCTTGATGGTACTAACAGTGGTGTGCAGCATTACTCAGGCATCAACCGAAGCAAGCGAGAGGGTGCGTTAGTTAACCTAGTGCCTTGCGAGGAGATGGCTGACATCTACCGCACCAACGCGGAGCGAGTGGTTAAGGTTCTCGAAGGTAAACTTGAGGACAACACACCCTTCAGCGTCAGACGCGACAACAGCAAGACGGTGGGTGAACTTGCGAAGACTTGGCTAGACTACGGTGTCACTCGCAGTACTCTGAAGAGGTCAGTAATGACCTTTGGATATAGTTCTAAGCCTGTAGGTATGTCTGCACAGTTTGTGGAGGACATCATGCAGCCTTTGCAGCGTAAAGTTGCCTATAAGGAAATCGACAGGCATCCTCTTGGGTCTACTGAGGAGGAACAGTTCGACGCTGCAAGGTTCATGGCTCAAGTATGCTATGACGCCATTCAGGACACCCTGCCAAAGGTTTCTGACGCTATGCAGTACCTACAGCACGTAACCGAGGCTCTCGCACGTGAAAACAAGCCTATTAGGTGGACGTCACCGAGTGGCTTTCCGATTGTCCAAGACTACAGAAAGACCAAACGCAAAGAGGTCAAAATCTTCTTGTACGATAGGGCAGTCAAAGAGCGTACTCGGACCAAGATGTCACTCCGCGAAGAGATAGACCAGAGTGACGTAAAGAAGGCCACAAACGGTATAGCACCCAATATGATTCATGGGTGTGACTCAGCCCACATGCATCTGAGTATCGTCAGAATGTTGGAGGAAGGGACCGCTGAGGACTTCTTTATGATTCACGACAGTTTTTCAGTAAGCGGTGACGTTTGGGACTTGTTTGAAACCGTGAGAGAAACCTTCATCGACATGTACAGCGGTGAGTGTGTTTTTGAACGCTTTGAGAACGAGGTGCGGCAACAACTGTCTAACCCTGCACATGAGTTCGACAGGAAAATCCCAGAGAAGGGAACGTTGGATTTACAGTCCATCAAAATGAGTCAATTTTGCTTCAGTTGACTTCTGTCCCCCTATCGAAGGACAGCGGTTTTCTCCTCCCTGAGATTACTGTCCTTTAAGCAAACGGCAGTAGTAACGCTCGATCCTTACCGCTGCTGTCGTTTGCAATCCTCTTTTCCTGTCCTCTAGGGGTGGCCTTCGGGTCACCCCTTTTTCTATCAGCACAAAGGAACGACTAAAGAATGGCAAAAAAGATACAATTCTTGACTAACGTAGGACGCGCGAAATACCCGCACCTCAACAAACCAGACACGGCTTTCAACACGGACAGCCCGAAGTACAAGACGGAACTTGTGATGTCACAAGAAGACGCAAAGTCTTTGGTCTCAAAGATCAAAGAGGCAGCCTCTGAAGAGTTTGGTGCTAAGAATAACATTCGTATGCCCTACAGCGTAGACGAAGAGACTGGCGAAGTTTCTTTCAAGGTGCAGTCAAAGTACCAACCAAAGTTCTACGACACCAAGGGTCAAGTAATCGCACCCAGCGCACTACCGAACATTGGTGGCGGTAGTCAATTACGCGGCGGCGGCATCCTCAACCTTTACACAGTGACTGGCACATCTGGTGTTGGGCTTATGCTCGACAAGATACAAGTGGTCGAGGTCGTAGGTTTCGGTGGGGATGAAACAGGATTTGACGAAATCGAAGGCTCTTTTGTCGTCGATGCGTCAATGGGGGCCACGTCTGACAACCTCAAGACAGACGTGACCAAGGATGACTTTGACTTCTAACCTCCCAAAGAAGAACAAAGCATTCTACAGAGGCTTGGCGGCGGGTTACCGTTCGGGCCTCGAAGAAACCATAGCGGATCAACTTCGGTCACATTCGATTGAAGTTTTGTATGAGACTGATCGTGTCCATTACGTCATTCCAGAGCGGCAAGCGAGGTACACACCAGACTTCAAACTGCCGAAGAAGGATGGCTTTTGGTACTTAGAAGGGAAAGGCATATGGGCAGTAGCCGATAGAGCCAAGCACCTCTTGATCAAGAAGCAACACACAGACATCGACATTCGATTTGTGTTTAGCAATGCGCGGTCCAAACTCTACAAAGGTAGCAAAACTACCTACGCAGACTATTGCGAGAAGCATGGTTTCTTATGGGCGCACAAGGTCATCCCAGACGAGTGGATAGCTGAGTGCCTACAAAGGTGAGCGAGGGGCGGCTAAGGTCGCCCCTTTTTCTATTTGCTAAGGACAGCGAAATGAACAAAGAGATTAACGATAGCGGTGCGGAGTTCGTTAGTCATGAGCCATGCGAGGCTTGTGGCTCTTCGGATGCAAACGCACTCTACAGCGATGGCAGCATGTGGTGTTTCTCCTGTGAGACCTACAGACCATCAGACGACGACAGTTTTGAAACCACCATCCAAACACAGACAAAGCGTGAGTTGATCCAAGGTGACTACCTTGAACTGCGGAGCCGTGGTCTAACTGAAGCCACCTGTCGCAAGTTTGGTTATATGGTGGGTGAGGTGAATGGTCAGCCTGTGCATCTGGCGACATATAAGACGCGTCAAGGTCAGTCCGTAGCACAGAAAGTACGCACCAAAGACAAGAAGTTTTCTGTAGTGGGTGACGCCAAGGAGATGGGTCTCTTTGGGTGGCACCTGTGGTCCTCTGGTAAGAAGTTGGTCTGCTGCGAAGGCGAAATAGACGCCATGACCGTATCGCAGGTCCAAGGGCATAAGTTTGCCACGGTGAGCGTTCCTCATGGCTGTCAGAGTGCTAAAAAGCACCTACTGAAAGAGATAGACTACCTGTCTAACTTTGACGAAATCATTCTCATGTTTGACCAAGACACCGCAGGTATTGAGGCAGCCAAAGCCTGTGCCGAAGTGTTACCTCTTGGTAAAACAAAGATTGCTGTGTTGCCGTACAAGGACGCCAATGAGTGCCTTATGAACGGTGAGGCAGGTGCAATCATCACAGCCATCCACCAAGCACAGCAGTATAGGCCAGATGGCATTGTGGCTATGGCAGACATGCGTGACTTGGTGGCAGCCAAGGATGCTGAAAGTCCTATCAAGTACCCCTACCCTAAACTTAACGAAATGCTCAAAGGTATCCGCACAGGACTTGTGACTATTGCGGCAGGGTCTGGGGTCGGTAAGTCAACCTTAGTTCGGGAGTTGGCTTACAGGATACACCAAGACGGCTTCACTGTTGGGATGATGATGTTGGAGGAGTCAACCAAGCGTACCGCACAGGGGCTTGTAGGCATCCACATCAACAAGAACATCACCATAGATAACGATGCAGCCACAGACGAAGAGATAACCTCGGGGTTCGATGACCTTATGTCCAAAAGCCCCATCTATCTTTTTGACCACTTTGGCAGCACTGACATGGACACCATTGAGAACCGTATTCGCTACATGAAGCACGGTCTTGGGTGTGACGTAATCTTCTTGGATCACGTTAGTATCTTGGTCAGTGGATTGACCGCTGAGACCTCTAACGAGAGAACTCTCATAGACTCGATCGTACACAGGCTACGTGTCCTGTGTTCCGAACTAGACCTACCGCTAATCCTTGTGTCTCACCTACGCCGCCCGAGTGGCGATAGAGGTCATGAGAATGGCGATAGAGTTTCCCTCAACCAGTTCAGAGGGTCACACGGACTGGTCCAACTCTCAGACGCCTGTGTGGGTCTTGAGGTGGACGCTGAAGACCCAACAGCGGGTCTCAGGAACTTAGTTGTCTTAAAGAACCGATTTACAGGTGAGGTCGGTCCCGCAGGTCAACTTCAGTATGACAGAGACAAAGGGCGTCTCATGTCAGCGGATAACTTCATGCCCTTCTAATGGAGACTACGGAAAACATGCAGCAAACACACATGCAATTCATGGAGGTCAAAGACTGGCCCAACACGATACTCAACAAGAGTGAAAGAGACATCCTCGACGCGATACATGCGGCGGGTAGTTCAGGAATTATTGCAGCGGAACTCTGTCGGGAACTTCCGCATTACGCATACGGAACCGTGACCAGTAGGTTCAAAAAGTTTGTCGAAATGGGACTGATAAAACAGATCGGTCAGCGCATTGGCCCACGTGGTGTCATGCAGAAAATTTGGCAGCATGTAGATTATCAAACAAAGGTGAGACGTATTTATGGTTAACCACATGTACACAATGAATGACTATCAGGCTGATACAGCCGCCACGGCAATCTATAAGTGGAAGGTCATCTACCCTGCTCTTGGTCTTGCTAATGAAGCAGGTGAGGTCGGTGGTAAGATCAAGAAGTTAATCCGCGATGACAACATACGTTTCGACGGAAAGATTGTGTTGAGCGACAAGCAACGTGCAGACATCGGTGCGGAACTTGGTGACGTGCTGTGGTATGTCGCAAGCCTTGCGCGTGACTTGGACATCTCGCTAAACTCAATCGCAGCCATGAACATAGAAAAACTGAACTCACGCAAAGAGCGCGGGGTCATTGGTGGCTCTGGCGACAACCGTTGAGATGGGTCTTTGACCTAGAATCCAACGGACTACTGGACAAGATGGACCGCATTCACTGCTTAGTCCTTCGTTCTCCAGACACAGACGAAGTCAAAGAGTTTCGTCCCGATAATATCGCTGAAGGCGTACAACATCTTGTACAAGCCGAAGAAATCATCGGACACAACATTCTCGACTTTGACATCCCTGCAATACAACTCATTTATCCCGACTTCGTACCTTCAGGTAAGGTGACGGATACCTTGGTCATGTCTAGGCTGATCAAGCATGAGTTGTTCAACGAAGACGCTGAAAGAGGTTTTTCACAAGCAGACTTTCCTAAGCGTCTCTGGGGTTCCCATAGCCTAAAGGCGTGGGGACTCCGTCTCAGCGACTTAAAAGATGACTATGATGGCGGCTGGGAAGCATTTAGCGAAGAGATGCTTTCTTACTGTGTTCAAGACACCAAAGTCACCGACACCCTCTACAAGCACTTCATGAGTACTGAGCCTTCGGAACACTCAATGATGCTCGAACACCGCATGGCTATCATCTGTAAAGAGATTGGTGGTAATGGATGGACTTTCGACGAAAGTAAGGCAGCAGACCTATATGCATTACTTGCGCAGAAACGCCATACCATCGAAGACAAACTGAAAGACTTGTTTCCACCTTGGGAAGTTCACGAAGACTTTATGCCCAAGCGTGACAACAAGACCAAAGGTTACGTTGCGGGTGAGGTGTTCGTTAAGTCCAAGACCATCTACTTCAACCCCAACTCAAGGCAACACATCCACAAGTGCTTAGTCGATAAGTACAAGTGGAAGCCAAAGAGTTTCACGGAAAGTGGTCAGGCTAAGATTGACGAAAAGATACTAGCCGCACTGCCCTACCCTGAAGCCAAGGAACTAGCCGAGTTCTTCTTGTTACAGAAGCGCATTGGTATGCTTGCTGAAGGTAAGGGTGCGTGGATGAAGAAGGTTGATGCTGATGGTCGCCTACGTCACCGCTTGGTGTCTAATGGCACTACTTCGAGCCGCGCGGCACACCAAAACCCAAACCTAGGCCAAGTGCCAAGCACAGGGTCTGAGTATGGCAAAGAGTGCCGTGAGTTGTTCACTGTTCCAGATGGTTGGTGGTTGTGCGGTAGTGACCTTTCAGGCATCGAAGTCCGCTGTCTCGCCTCTTACCTCTACCCTTACGACAAGGGCGAGTATGCACAGCAGATACTTGAGGGTGACATCCACACCTACAACCAGAAAGCCGCAGGTTTGGAAACTAGAAGCCAAGCGAAAACATGGCTTTACGCTACGCTGTACGGTGGGGGCGATACTCTCATAGGTGCGATAGCGGGTGGTGGTGCGCAGAGGGGACGTGAACTCAAAGCGAACTACGACAAGGCAGTTCCAGCGTTTGCGACACTAAAGAAGAACCTCAAGACCGCTTACAAGCGTGGGTACATCAAGGCGATAGACGGACGGAAACTAAAGATACGTTCCGAACACCGCTGTCTCTCTCAGTTGCTTCAGTCATGCGGCAGCATCGTGAGTAAGCAGTGGGTCATGATGACCTACGACGAAATCAAGAAACAACATGGCGACGATGCGTACATTGTGGGCTGGGTTCACGATGAAATCCAAGTCGCCTGTAGAACTAAGGAAGTTGCTGAACATGTCGGTAATATCTCTCGACGAATGGCGGAAGCGTCAGGCGTTGCTCTCGGAATTAAAATCCCCATCGCCGCAGAATATTCCGTGGGAAGAACTTGGGCTGACACGCACTGAGATTGACGATTACATCGAAAACCTTGTGGCACTTTATGTGGTGCTAGACCGTGCGTGGCGGTCACCTTTCACAGTTAAGTCCGACTTTTCCCGCAAGGGCGCAATGCACGTAGCAATCGCTGCATCAGAGGGCTTCATCACAACCAAAGTAGACGTCGATTCATGGGGCAGCCGTTGGTGCATTACGGATGTCGGAATGGAGGTCAAAGGAGAAATAGATGATGTTCTTAAAGAACTGTTACCCCCGCACGACAATAGTCATTGATGGCGACTTGTACCTCTACCGCTGTGCAGCCTCTTGTGAAGAGGAGACAGACTGGGGTGATGATGTGTGGTCACTCTCGACAGACCTGAAGCAAGCCAAGGCAGCCTTTGCTGGTACGGTATCTGACTTCGCTAAAGACCTAGATGCCAAAGACATCGTGGTCACTCTGTCTGGACACAGCAACTTCCGCAAGTCTGTGGAACCTTCGTACAAGGCAGCACGTAAGAAGACACGTAAGCCTGTCGGGTACAAGGCACTCACTGAGTGGGTCAAGGAAACCTACGAGACCATACAGGTTGACTGCCTAGAGGCAGATGACGTCATGGGTATCCTAGGGTCTGTACCGCAGACCAAAGCGATTGTTGTGTCGGATGATAAGGACATGAAGTCTGTTCCTTGTCGTCTCTACAGACCCGCAAGTGAAGAACGGCTGCACATTAGTGAGGCCGAGGCTGACAGGTACTTCTACACCCAAACCCTCACAGGTGACGTCACTGATGGTTACTCTGGGTGTCCTAAGATTGGACCTAAGACAGCCGAGAAAGTGTTGGGTAGCCACGCGACATGGAACGCTGTGGTCAACGCCTATCAAAAAGAAAACCTAACCGCAGACTACGCGCTGACCCAAGCGCGATTAGCAAGGATTCTTCGAGACCCAGATTGGGACGAAGAGACACAAGCGGTGAAACTTTGGGAACCTACAAGATGACTCCAACGCAATACAAAAATGTAGTGAAGAATGCTTTCAGACTTCCGATTTACCCAGACGAAGTCCAAGACATCATCCGCTACGAAATGGAAGAACATGAGAAACTCATAGACCGCAACTACCTACATGGCGACAGACAGCCTCTGCGTCATCGGTCTGCACCAGAGGTCTATGCGGGGACACAACAAAGCGGTAGCCGCCAAAAGATAAACCTTTGGCTATTGCAGAACCCAGCGCACAACGTGTTCTCAGGTCAGCCATTGATTGGACTAGGGGTTCCTAGGTCAACAATTCGTGACCACTTCCGAAAGTTAGAGGCTGCTGAGTTAATCACAGCACACTTCATGAAAGGGTACAATGGGTACAAGCAGTACACCATGAATCCACATCAACATAACAAGTTGAAGGAGTGGTTTGGCCTTGACAACTAAAGACCTGATTGAACGCCCAGAGCATTACGCACAGTGGGCGATAGAACCAATCGTTTTCATCATGAGCAATAAGTTCGAGTTCTGGCGTGGCAACATAATAAAATACGCATGCCGCGCAGGGTCCAAGGATTACCACGGACAATCACCCGAACAATCAGAAATCACCGATCTGCGAAAAGCAATTAGGTACTGCGAAATGCGGATCAATGAACTTGAGGGAAAGAAACCTAATGAATAATTATCTGCCAACAGACTATCAGGCGTTTATCCACACATCACGATACGCAAGATGGGTTGAAGAAGAAGGCCGCAGGGAAACGTGGTCCGAGACTGTGGGTCGTTACATCAGTAATGTTGTGGCACCCAAGGTCGATGCAGAAACAGCACAGGAGATTGAGGAAGCAATCCTTAGCCTCGAAGTCATGCCTTCCATGAGGGCAA